GTATAACAGAACTTGGCCAGTTCAGGAGCGATAGCTTTTCTTAAAATTTTATATTTATTTTTTTGGTATTCATTCATCACGTTTTTTATTTTTCATCAATTGTTTTTTTTCATCAATTAAAGTTTCTACAAAATCAGTAGGATGTTTTGGACGAGGGTGCTTTAGCATCGCTTTAATATACGCATTACGAGAAGCTCCCATCACGTATGAAGTTTGGGTAGATGAATTATTTTATTTTTTTTGCTCATGATGAAATCCTACTATAGCTTTGGGAAAGGCTTGCATGTTAAAATGAATGAAACGAAAAGGTTCATAACCATTATCGACCCCATACAGATGGGGCAGATATGAATTAAAAAATATTAAACGACCTGGTTTAATTTGATAATTAACAATATGAGAAGCCATGGTGATTTTGGTGGGATCTTTTTCAGGCAAAAGATTCATCATTCGTCCTGCTCTAGGATCTTCAAAAACGGGCCTCGATGTTTTTTCACTGGCTTTAAGAAAAAAGAATCCCGAGATATGACCGTTCCAATGCGTGTGTAAGGTATGGTGCCCTCCTCCATCTTTCGAAAACTCTTGAACCCAGAATTCGGTAATAAAGATTTCATGATTAGTTAAATCAAATCCTTGACCGTCTAATAAATTCCAGGCCGTTGTTCCAATGTAATCTTGTAAAACTTTAAAGTCAGGATTTCCGGTTAAAGGCTGAGAATGATGAACCCATGGATGTTCTCCCTTGTTGCCGAATGTTGTATTTCGTTTTTTAATTGGATCCATATTATTCTCTCGAGCTTTCGCAATAAAAGGATCAGAGGCTTTATTTAAATCGTCGACCCATTCAGGTTTATCCGTAAAATAAACAGGAGAAGCAAAATAATGTTCCGTAGTAAGAACATCTGATTTTTCTGTTTCTTTCATTTAAAAAGTTTTCCTAAATTCCATATTACTAAACTATATCTGGATCCTTGAGTAACCGGTTTAATCCGATGCCACACAAAAGAAGGAAAAATTACCATCGATCCTTTGGAACTAATTTCTTTACATATTCGAGTACTATCTTTATCTGGATCTAAATTTCTAAAATCAAATTCCAATTCTCCTCCTTTATAATCCTTTTCATCGGATAAAGAAAGAGTCACAGATAATTTTCTTATTTTACCATGACTCATAGGATCATCGGGTTTATTATAAGGTTCCTTCCAACTATCACTGTGCCAATCATAATACTGTCCCTTTTCATATTTAGTAAATTGACAAGCTTCAGAACTACTCCATTCAAAGTTCCAACCGGCTTTGGCATTAGCACTATGAATAAAAGGATGAAGTTCTTTATAAATCCAATTTTCCGCTAACCAAACAATGTTAGAATCTCTTTTCTTTTTTAAGTCTTTAATTTGTTCTTCTTTCAGAGTGGAAGGGTCTTTCACTCCTCCCGTGACGCCTCTTTGTTCTTTTTGCTGTAATCCATATCTTATGAGTTCATCACAAATATGATCAGGGATCGCTTTTGGAAAAAACCAATAGTAATATTCTAAATTCATCTTTCTCCTTTTTTATAACATAACTCTATCCTTAGTCAATTTGATCTAAATCAATACTAAAGAATTATAAAATACTCTATGCAGGCACCCAAGCTAAGCCTGAAGGATCCCAGTTAAATGAGTTTGGTGGGGTTTCTATATCTTTTGCGATCCAGCGTAGATTAGCTTCGTCCCAAATAATATCTACATAAGGTTTAGCATCTTCTCCTTCTCCATATATTTCTCTAGTGGGATATTTGACTGGAGGTTGCCAGTCATCATTAGCATCTATAGACCATGATGCAAAAGGTTGCGCACGAATAAATATATCTTTAACAGGATCATAGACAAAACCTACTCCTGCATATTCTTTTCTAAAATTATGATTATAAGAAGTTTGTTTCCATATCGTATCGTGATCATTATAAAAGTTCTTACACCAAGTTTCACCATCGATGTGTTTATCACTCGGGACATGTTTATTGTATACAGCAATAACTGTTTGTACCACTAGATGGGTATTACTTGTAAAACCTGTAGGATCTGTTTGTTCTTTTAATTTTGCGAAATGAGCCATATTGATATCTCTATGTAGGCCATGTTCCGGCCGCTGCAGCATCGTATTGTTCTTGCATCGACCATACACCTGAAGCAGTATACGTTACAGTTCCCGCTGGTTCGACTACAATAACAACGCCTTTACCTCCCGCCATACCTGGCTGACTCGGGGTGCATGAAGAATCTTTTCCACCAGCTCCTCCGCCACCTCCTGTATTTTCGGTTCCTACGGCTCCCTGACCCTGTGGTGCAGGAGTTGGATTTGGGTAACCGGGGCAGCCTTGAACTCCTCCCGTTCCACCCGTTCCACATGGACTGGCAGTAGGGTATCCTGCATTATATCCGCCATAACTGCTGCCTCCACCACCACCAGCACGAAAAGTACAATCTCCTGGCCAGCTATTTAATCCGACTCCTCCTTTGCCGCCTGGATATCCGGTAGGCCCTGGGGCCGGCGGAACATTGTAATTACAACCAACAGCGCCAGCTCCACCACCGCCTGCACCGGCTGCTCCACCAGCTCCACCATTATTTCCTTGTGGAGGAGAAGTGGGTGGTGTATTTCCAGGACCTGGACTTCCACCTTCTCCACCACCTCCGCCAGATCCTCGAATAGGAGAACTAGTATCATTGGAACCGCCACCACCCGCCGATTCATATTTTGAACCTGTAGCACAGCCACAACATGTGTTAAAACTAGATGAGAGTCCAGGGGTTCCTGAAGCGCCTCCTGCTGATGCACTCCCAGCTCCACCACCACCGACTGTGACTTTATAAGTTGATCCATCGATAGTATAAGTTTCGCAAGTACGATATCCTCCAGCACCGCCCCCACCACCTTGAGAAGCATTAGCGCCGCCACCACCGGCAACCACTAAAATATTAGCTGTAGTTGAACATGCATTGCCTTGGGTAAAACAACCCGTAGCATTAAAAGTTGAAGTTTTGGATGATGTTACACCCGTAGGATCGTTTGGGGGTCCAATAATTCCGCCGTTAGCCATAAAATTATAGTACCTCCTAATCGATTATCGTTTCATACGAGATGAATAGATCTAATTTATTAACCGTAGAGCCACCACCTTTTAAAATATCGCCTTCCATTAAATAGATGGGAGTGTCTGTAACAACTAATGCTGAATCAGCGGGTACTGAAATTGTTTTTGCTAAATAAACATCGGAATCAGCCCCTGTTGTTGTAATTCCTGTTGTGCCTGATCCCATCCCAGAAACTAATAAATTTAAATCAAATGCTGTTGCACCATCAACATTTGCACATACAATTCGATTAATTTTTAAAACATATTCAGCTGTAACTGTTAATAAAGTTGCATCTAAAGTTGCGCTTAAATTCCAGCCGGCATTACCACCGAGAATGGTTGCGACATCTACTATATTTGGATTTGCCATAAATAATTCCTTTTATTGTTATTATCCGAAAATCATTGCCATTGCAATAGCTTTTCCGGTTGAGATTCCTGCTGCTGCTGGAGTGACAAAACTTAAAGCCCCAGAACCATCTGTTGATAATATTTGATCAGCTGATCCATCTGCTGCTGGAAAAGTAAATTGTGCCTGAGTAGCTAAAGTTGCTGCTGATCCTCGGGTGCTTAGCATGCCTGAAGTATAAATATCGTTTGTACCACCAACACCAGTAAGTCCTTGATAACATAAAATGTTAGAATTCGGAGGAATGATTACCCCTGTCTCGCCTGTTGTTTTAAAAGTTAAAGTAAAGTTAGAACCTGTACGAGTAGTTTTATCTAAAACTAAAAATGATTTTTCAATATTGACGGGACCTGTTCCAGCTGTTTTCGGACTAATTAAAGCTCTATGAGCATCTAAAGTGCCTGTAAGTTCAATAATAAAATTTCTTCCATTAGCAGCGGCGCCATCCGTCATGGCTAATGTAACATCGGCTGAAGCCACATCAATGGAGATCCATCCCCATGTTTCAGCGATTAAATCTAAATTTGTATTTGTTTTTGTACCCCAGGTACCGGCGTTTTCGCCAGTGGCCATTAATTGGATACCTAATCTATTATATGTTGATGGCATAATTTCCTTAAGCTACTTCTTTTCCGGTTACATCTGTATAACTGGT